TTAAAAAATAGTGATTTAGCTGCAACAATAGCTTTAGGTATAGTTTTAAATAGACAATAATATGGCACAATTTGGTTTTGGATTAAACATAAACGAAACAGCACAACAAAATGGTTATGATTTATATAAAACCACTCTTAAAGAATCATTAGGTGCTACTGCTGCAGATAACTGGAAACATAATCCTTTTCAATCTATAAAAACATATTACAATTTAGAAAATGCAAAAAGTATGTCTCAAGAACAAGATATACTTCCAATTAACAGAAAAGAATTAAATAAAGAATATTCAAATTTAGGATTATATTTTGAACAAGATGAATATCAATCAGTTGTTGATATTATGGTAACTCAAAAAAAAGAAGAACTTGAAAGACAAAGCATTATGGCTAGAGGTCCAAAGGGTTCTTGGAATCCTTTATCTGGTGGATTTTATGTAGGTGCAGCAAAACTTGCAGTAGGTATTGGTGTAAGTTTTCTTGATCCTATAAACATTGGAGCTTCTTTTATACCTGTATTTGGACAAGCTAGATTTGCAGCGGTTGCTGCAAGAACAGGTTTTAAAACTGCAAGAGCAGTAAGAGGTGGAGTAGAAGGTGCTGTAGGTGCAACACTTTTAGAGCCTATAGTTTATGGTTCTGCTCAAAAAGTACAAGCTGATTATGATTTAGTTGATAGTTTTATGAATATTGGATTTGGTACAATTATTGGAAGTGGACTTCATGTAGGTGCTGGTGCATTAAAAGATATAGGTACTGCTCAAAAATTTGAAGCACAAGTTATAAAAAATAAAGAAAACTTAGATGCGGGTACAGGTGGTGAACCAGAGTTAAATTTATATAATCAATATTATCCTGTTAATGGTGAGTTTATGATGAAGTTAGAAAAAACTGATCCAAGAACTAGAGAATTATTATTAGCAAAAGCAATAGGAGATTTATCATTAGAAAACCCTGTCAATGTTTTAGACACAGCAAACGCAGATGCAGTTATTAGAGAAGGTACAGCAAATCCGGTTACAACAGAAATTAAAGCTACTACTAAAAATACTTTTAATGATACAAATATAACTCCAGTTAATAAAAATATTGATAATTTAAGTTCTGCTGAAAATGATATTGTAATAAATCGTGAATCTCAAGACTTACTTAATTTAAGAAATAAACAAACAGAACAAGGTTTAAATTTAAAAACAGATTTTGGTAATGAAGGAATACCAGATGTTTTAAAAAATACAACAGAAGCTCTTGATGATATTAATACAAACTCAAAACAAGTTGAAGAAGCAGTAGCAGACTATATTAACTGTACAAATGGAAATACATAATTATGGCTAAAAATATTTGTATAACAAGAATAAAAAATTTATTAAAAAAATCTTCTATTAAAACTGTAAAAAGAGAAGAGATAATAAATACTATAGAAACAGTAATGGCAGAAAAAAAATTATCTTCTATTAGTGAAGTTGATGTGGATGTAGTAGCTAAAGATGTTACTTCACAAATGATACTTCAAAAACAAAAAGATAAAATAAATGCTATAAAAGATGAAATAATAGTAAGAAAATATCAAGAAAGAATTTTAACTAATTTTGATGGTAATGAATTTGAAGGATTATCTTCAATATTAGTAGGATCAAACGATCAAATAACTGGAGCAAGAGATTCAGTTTCTGTTGCACAAACCTCTGCAGTAGCAAATTTATTTAGTGAAGCAAATCAAGCATTTAAAAAAGAAGGTGTTTTTCTTTTATTTAAAGATATGGATGAAAAAACTCAAAGAATAGTTAATAGAACTGTTGAAGAACTTGCTGCTGAACCTACTTTAACAGAACAAAGACTTGGACAAAAACCTAGAGTAACAGAAAAAAATCCAGAAATTATAAAAGTTGCAAAAGTTATGCACGAATTTTCTGAAAATCTTAGACAAACTTTAAATGCTAAAGGAGCAAATATTCCTAAACTGTGGGGATGGGTTGTTAAACATAGTAATGATATGTTTGAAGTAAGATCAGCTGCTAATAGATTAGGTTTAAAATTAGATGATATTAAAGTTGATCCAAGTTTAAAAGGTACAGATATAAATTATAACAAAAATTTTACTGCTTGGAAAAATTTTGCAATGCAAGGTTTGGATGGAGATATGACATTTGCTAATACAGATAATATAGATTCATTTATGCTTAATGTTTACAATACATTAGTTGGTAATAAAATTCAAATGGCTGAAGGTGCTAGTAGTATTTATGGTTCAAGAAATTATGCAAAAGGAGCTGGTGCTAAAAGAATACTACATTATAAAACTGCAGATGATTGGTTTAATTATCATTTAAAATTTGGAACTGGAACTTTACAAGAAGCATTTTATTCTGGAATTATGACAGCTGGAAGAAATATTGGAATGATAGATAGACTTGGAAGTAAACCTATGGATAATTTTGAAAAAATTAGATTAGGTGTTCAGCAAGTTTTAATAGAAAAAGGAAGAAACACACAACCCATAAGTAGTTTTCAACCATTTAAAAAATGGATGAATGTTGTAGATGGTTCTATTTATACAGTTGATAATTTTGCTTTAGCAAGATTTGGAGCAATAGGTAGAGGTATTGGAAATGTAGCAAAATTAGGTGGTGCTGCGGTTTCTGCTACTTCTGATTTAGCAATTTATGGATCAGAAATGAAACACCAAGGTGATGTATTTTTAGGGTCTATGGCTGATGCAATGCAGCACTTGCAAGAATTAGACAAACTCCAGAATTTAAAGATATAGGTGAAGGATTAGGATTTATGTTGGATGGTGTAATTACTGATATAGCTAGTAGAAGTCAAGTAGGTGATAATATGAGTAAAGGCATGACAGATATTCAAAGAACTTTTTTTAAGTTAAATCTTTTAACTTGGTGGACTAATACTTTAAAAGAAAATGCAATGTTAGGAATGGCTAACTATTATGCTAAACAAAAAAATTTAAAATTAAATGAATTAAATAAACCTCTACAAAATTTATTTAATGTTTACAATATAGATTCTGTAAAATGGGATGTTATTAGAAAACAAGCAATGACTAAAGCAAGTGATGGAAGAGAATTTATTAATATTTCTCAACTAGATAATATTTCTGATATTGATATGGAAANAATTTTAGGAAGAAGTGATTTAAGTAAANCAGAACTACAAATACAAAAAACAAATTTTAAATATTCTGTATCTGGAATTNTAATAGACAGATCAATTCATGCGGTNATTCAACCAGATGCTAGAGTAAAAGGAGTAATGACACAAGGACTATTAAAAGGAACTGGAATGGGAGAAGCTATAGGTTTTTTAGGTCAATTTAAAGGTTTTCCAATGGCTCTTGTTAATATGGTTGGTGGAAGAGAAATGGGTTTTATAAAAAAAGGACCAAATCAAGACATAGGTAGAGGAATAAGAGGAATGGGAGCTACTTTTGTAACTCTTGTTATGATGGGTTATGTTGCTATGTCTTTAAAAGATTTATTAAAAGGTAAAGAACCTCGTGATCCAAGATTAAAATCAACTTGGTTTGCAGCGGCTGCTCAAGGTGGTGGACTTGGTATTTATGGTGATGTATTATTTAGAGAACAAAGAGATTCTGGTAGTATTGTTTCTGGAATTGTAGGACCGGGTGCTACAACTATTGCTGATGTTTTATTGGCTATAAACTATGGTATTCGTGGTGAAGGTGGTAAAGCAGGTAAAGCTGCTTATAGAGCAGTAAGTCAAAACATACCTTTTGCAAATTTGTTTTATATAAAAACTGCATTTGATTATATGATAGGTTATCAAATAATGGAAACTATGTCTCCGGGTGTATTAAAAAGAGTAGAAAGAAGAATGAAAAAGGATTATAACCAAGAATATTTGTTTACAAAACCATCAACATTGTTTAAAGGTTTTTAATATGACTATATCTTCAACAGTAGTAAGACAATTAACATCAGGTGATGGTAGTACAACTAATTTTACCTATCCGTTTAAGATATTTGCAGATTCAGATTTATCAGTTATCATAAGATCCTCAACAGGAACTG